CATTTGGTAGGTATTAAAGGTTAACCCCTGCAGTGTGCGTAGAGGCAACGTCAATAAGTCCTCTCCGATAATAGTTTTTCATGGGCTCTTTCTTTCGGGGACTTCGGTCCCCTTTTTTTGCCTATTAATTTGCTTTTGTATACAAGAATCAGTTATAATATATGAATGGCAGATTTAAAGTCAAAAGAAGATATTTTATATTTCATGATAAGCGGCGTACTTAGAATAAGCCGTAGTGACCTTCGGTTCATAACAAACTTGCAGAGTATCGCAAAAACAAAAAACTATATTACTAGCAATCAAGCTAAACTATTGAACACGATTATTTTAAAATACGAACGTCAATTGGCGAAACAAGAAATGTATGCTGAGAAGTTAACATTATTACCTTGGAATGTAGAAGTACTAGAAAGCACACATTCATATACTGATGCATTTATTATAGTTGAGCACGGTAAAATCTATTTTAGATCACCATATAATAAACAATTCATAACGGATTTCAAAAATCATTCGCCCGGACTATTGACATGGAACATAGAATTAAAACGATATGAAGGTGACTATAGTACTAGCGCATTGAAATTTATAGTAGTAATGGCTCCTAAGTATTTTAGCGTAGTCAATCACTGTGAAGAAACAACACGGCTGTTAGATTCTATATCTGAATATAAAGATAGTATGTGTTGGGATCCTACACTAGTATCTATTAGTGGTCAGTTAATGGTCGCGGCAATTAATCAGCATCTAGCAGACGTACTTGCTGATTTTAAATTGAACACGAACACATCAACGTTAGCTAGGTTGGCCAACTACGGAGTAAAAGTACATCCTTCGTTATTGCATTCTGATTCAGAAGTGTTTGCGGCAACGTATGATCCACTAGTTGAAATATCTAATATTCCTAAATTAGTAGTTTGGTTGAAGGAATTAGGTTGTGACTATGTTTACCTGTCAGGTGGAAATAGTCTTTCAAGAATCATCAAGAGTATAATTACAGAGTTAAATAATAAGCACCTTCTACATTCTGTTGTCACATACAGAGACAAGCCGGCTGACGTTACACAATTCAACTTCCCTGTTATAGTTCGTTTCACACGAACAGGAAACATTGATGTTGAGCCAAAGAGAATTGCCAAAGTAATTACAATGGTAAATTCTGAACCCATAGATATAAAATGAGACAATGTAAATTAATAATCCGTGACGAGGTTAACGTCAAAATAGAAGGTCTTGAACTAGCAGAGCGTAAAGCATTGATGAAAATGTTTGAGTTTGATGTTCCGGGTGCAAGATATTTACCAAGTGTCCGATTAGGCAGATGGAATGGTAAAACAAGCTATTTCAGTCTAGGTGGTAGCACGTATGTAAACTTGTTACCAGAGATTCTTCCTGTATTGGATAGGGTAGGGTATGATATTGAATTAGAAGATACCAGAGAATACTCCACAACCTTTAGTTTCACTGAAGTAAATGAGGATACATTTAAGCACAAGACATGGCCTAAAGGTCATCCAATGGAGGGACAGTCTATTATATTACGTGACTATCAAATTGAAATTATCAATAACTATCTAAAGAATCCGCAGGCATTACAAGAGATTGCTACTGGCGCGGGTAAGACACTAATCACTGCCGCATTATCATATTGCGTAGAAAGTTATGGTAGAACAATTGTTATCGTACCAAATACTAGCTTAGTCACACAAACAGAGAAAGACTATATCAACTTAGGACTTGATGTTGGCGTGTACTACGGTGGCAGAAAAGAGTATGATAGAACACATACAATTTGTACTTGGCAAAGTCTAGGTAACATGATGAAGAAGACTAAAGCCGATGAGGCAGAAGTACCTTTTCAAGACTTCATTGAAGGGGTGGTATGTGTTATTGTTGACGAAGTTCATCAAGCTAAAGCTGATGTATTGAAGACATTACTCACCGGAGTAATGAGTCAAATTCCGTTAAGATGGGGATTGACTGGAACGATACCTAAAGCAAAAGCAGAATCAATGTCACTCACTGTTAGTTTAGGTCCTGTCATTAATCAACTATCAGCAAGCACGTTACAAGAGATGGGTGTATTATCACAGTGTCATGTTAACATTGTTCAATTACAGGATGAGATGGAGTTTACTAACTATCAAAGTGAACTTAAATTCTTGACCAGTGATGATAAAAGAATGCAAAAGATTGCTGAGTTAGCAAATACCGTTAAGGACACTGGTAACACATTGATACTTGTAGACAGGATTGAAGCAGGACAACTATTGCATTTGAAACTAGAAGAACTAGGTGTGCCGGAAGAGAATGTGGTATTCGTATCAGGTGGTACTAAAGGTACAACTAGAACTGAACACTATGATGACATTGCTACTGCTACTAACAAGATTATCATTGCCACATATGGTGTGGCGGCAGTTGGTATTAACATTCCTCGTATCTTTAATGTGATGCTATTAGAACCGGGTAAGAGTTTCGTAAGAGTTATTCAATCAATAGGTCGTGGCATTCGTAAGGCAGAAGATAAAGACCACGTCATGATATGGGATATAACCTCATCATGTAAGTTTGCCAAAAGGCATTTAACTCAGCGGAAAGCATTTTACAAAGATGCGTCATACCCGTTTTCAGTTGAAAAATTGAAATATAAATGATATAATACATTATGCGTATATTAACCCTAGACAACGAATTTTACAACTTAGAAACATTACCGGAAGAAATAGATGACCTCCGCTTTGCAATACTAGACAATAGTAACCCGCAAAACGTAGATTATCATTATATTCCGTTAATTTTTTTAGAATCATTTAGTGCTCCGGCATTAGTGTTGAAGATAGGTGATGCAACTATCAAGATGCCGGTAGACTGGCAGATACTTATTGGTGAAAAAGAACACGGCGACTTAGAGACATTACCTCTTACTAGTATTAATGATAGAGGGTTTAATTCATTTGAGTTCAATCCATTGACTAGTTTTAGCCCAAGTTTCTTGCCCATTGAAATAGTAGACATTTATCACGATGTTACATGGTACGCTCCTCGCTTAAAGAACGGGCAATTTTTGTGTGTGCCTATTGATGATGGTCCTAAACCACGCTGTGTTTACTTTGTAAAAGAAATTAGTCGCAACTGCGAGATTGTAGATTATTCACAGGCATTCTAATGGCAACTAAAAAAGCAACAACCCCTGCTGATGAAAAAATAGAGAAGCAAGACTTCCCGTTGTTTGATGCACTTAATGCGTTAGACAGAAAAGACTATGCATGGTTTGATTCATTGAGCGAAGAACAACAGCGTAAGTTTGTTGCATTTATGATGATAAAGTACATGAGTTATCTTAAAGGCTCAAGTGCCCTTTCAGCATACTATGTGATGAGCACCGATGTTAACGCAAACAAATACTTCTTTAACGAGTATGTATCTAAGCATCCCAAGCTTCAATGGTTAATGTTATGTGCATCAAGCCCGGGCAAAGGAAAACAATTTCATCCATGGCTCCCTCAGATTAAAGAAAAAGTTAGTCTGTTAAAAGAACACGCAAAAGCATCTGAAATTAAAGAGTACTTTAAGAAAATCTATCCTTCTAATGTAAATGATAGTGACTTGAAAGAACTTGCTGATGCATACGTAGAGGAACATAAAAGAAAAATGTACCTCGCAAACAAATTCCCGTCAATGAAAATTGCCGATATAGACTTACTGAGTCAACTGGTCACCGATGAAGAAATCAAGCAATACGAAAAAGACTTTGGAAACTGATGCACCTCACTATGGTTGTGAGTTCTGTGGTCGCACGTTTGCACGTGAGTCTACTATTACAAAACACATATGTGAGTATAAGCATAGATGGCTTGAAAAAGACAGAGCCGGAAACCGCATAGGATTTCAATCTTGGTTACAGTTTTATAAAAAGAACAGCACAAGCACAAAAAATCGCACGTATGAAGAATTCATTAAGAGTGCTTACTATACTGCATTTGTTAAGTTTGGAACACACTGCGTGGGTATCAATGCTATTAACATCAGTCGGTATACTGATTGGTTATTAAAGAATCAAATTAAGATTGACACCTGGTGTGCTGATAGTACATACACAAAGTATCTTATTGAATATCTTAAAACAGAAGATCCGTTAGACGCAATTGCTAGAAGTGTAGAGACTACTCTTACTCTAGCAGAAGCATCAAACATATTGAGCAAAGACGTACTGCGCTATGGTAACACTAATAGAATTTGCTATAGTATTACCACTGGCAAGTTAAGCCCGTGGATTCTGTATCATAGCAATAGTGGTAAAAAGTTCTTAGATGGATTAAATGACCCTCAAGTTGCTCTCATCATTGATTACATCAATCCCGAGCAATGGAAGATAAAGTTCAATCGTGAGCCTGAAAACGTGAAGCAAGTAAAAGAGATACTTGACCTTGCAGGGTATTAATGACTCCGATATTTTGTTCACTAGTTCATACTGGAATGAATGCTACATCCAGTGGCAGATTAACTCCTTGCTGTGCCACTGCATATGGATATGTAGCAGAAGAAAAGAATGTTAAGTCCTTAGCCGACAAATTAAACCATATAAATTTAATTCGTGTTCGTAGTCAATTAAAGGCAGGGATATGGCCTTCTGAATGCAATACGTGTAAAAAAGCCGAACTGACGGACACAGACTCATTACGTACGGTGTTCAATACATATAGAAGTAACAGAGGATTAGAAGATACTCGGGATGATGTTATTAAACCATCTGATGTGTATTCACTGCATGTTTCTGTGGGTAATAAATGTAACAGTAAATGCATGACATGTAATCCAGGG